TTTGGATCGAGACCAAACTCGCGGGCCGCGTCCTGTAATGTACGCTCCTGTTTTACCTCACCGAGCAGGTCGTAAGACAGGGCGTTGAGGCTGTAGCTAAAGCGGTTCTCGTCCAGCAAGGATGCGATCAGCATGGTGTCGATGATACGCCCGTTGATGGTAAAGCCCATTTGCCGGATCCAGCCCGCGTCGTACTGGGCGTTGTGCATGATCTTGTCGGCGGGGCACTCGAATACTTTCTTGAGCCATTTGTTGACGATGCGCTCGTCGAGGTTGCCGCCGCCAAGGTGGCGGATGGGTATGTAACCGGACCAGCCGTCAACTGCTACGGCATAGCCCACCACCTCACCGTCACCTGTCGGCCAGCCGGGGCCGTTGGACTTGATGTTGGGGTCTCTGGTCTCAACGTCGATAGCAATCTGCTTAGCGTCGAAGATGTCTGGCAGCTCAGCAGGTGGAACCCACTCACTCTTTGGTGCGAACATCGCCATCTGTAAGGCCATTGCCTTCTCCTCCTAGTGCGCCGTAGCCACAGATATCTACCCAGCTATCTTCGTGGTCTGGCGTCACTATAAGCCTTGCCAGCTTGACCGCAACCATACATTGGTAGACTTGTGAGACACTTACGTCGGTGTCGAGCAGAACAGACCACATCTTTGCTATGCGTTCGTGGTTGTCGTAGGCATCGCCGTAGTCTTGAGCCCGAGGGCCGTTGACCAAACTCTCTGCCTTCTCAAGTATCTCTTTGCGGTTCATTGTACCTTGTCCTTCGGGCTGACATGTCGCCTACATTTCTGGCACTCGTCTTTTGCGTATCGGACGTTCCAGCATTTCCAGACGTTTCCGCAAACGCACTCATACGTAAAATGAAATAAGAGGCTCATATCAAATAGCTCCTGTTGTCATCCTCGGGGTCCACTAGATACAGGTTCTCCTTGGTGCGCGTGACGCCCACATAAAACACCCGGTGCAGATCATCCGGAGCCTGCTCAGCGGCTCGTGCTGCTGCGGGCGATAGATCGGTAAACAAGACGACATTGTCGGCCTCACCACCCTTGGAGCCGTGAATCGTGGACAGTTCTATCCGGGGCACGGCATTGAACTTTTCACCCCGACGCAGTAGTGCCGTGATATACGCACGGTCGGCACTGGGCAGCTTGTCCATGGCTTCGTGCCAGATGCAGTCTCGGATATTCTCCTCGATGCGTGGAGTGCCCATGATGTGCACCAGTTTCATAAGGCCGTGATGCGCGATCAACTCATCTAGCGACACGGTCTCGTCGTCATCGAGCCCGGGTAGTTTTTTGAATCCGCGCTTGACCCGCTCGCCGACAGACATATAACTATAGACGGCTCGTGCGGCTGCGCCGGTTATTCGGTGACCCTTTCTCATTTGCTCCCAGCCATTGATGGCATCACTCAGTCTTTCGGAAATGGACCTCCGTCCGCGATAGCTGTAGAGGATTCCTCGGCTTTTGAGTTCTTGGGTCACGGGTGCTAGGAAGTAACCGGCTTGCGCCAGCACGAGCCACGATCCCTCGTTAAAATCCAGATAACCTATGTCAGGTACGCGCTCCACCAGTCCCGGGTCCTTACGAGGCAGGTAGGTCTTTGGTACGCGGCGTTTGATCCGTTTGGCTACGCGCTCAGCTAGCGGGTGCACGGAAGCAGGAACGCGGTGCGATTGCTCAAGCACCTCATAGCCGCCGTTCAGATTGATAAAGTGTTCTACATCTGCACCGGCCCAACGGTAGATCGCTTGGTCGTCATCTCCAGCGCAGTAGATACGCTCAGAGCTCTGCTCAAGTATGTGGGCTACGTCCCACTGCAATGGCGATAAGTCCTGCGCCTCGTCGATAAATGTGATGGCAAGACGAGGGCAGAACTCCGCGCCTTCACGGACAAACACCTCTAACATGTCCGTGAAGTCGTAAAGCTGAAATCGGTTTTTGTATTCGGTCAGGCTGTCGGCAATGTACTTGACCCGGTTCCAGTCCATGCCCATGCCGCTGCCATCATATTCTTCACGCAGGGTGACCTTACGAAGGCGGGCTAGGTTGATAAGGCTGATGACCGGGTTGTCATTCTTGGTCAGGTCAAAGGCGTCGTCTTCATTCATGCCCTGACCGCCAGTAGTCAAGTCAAATCCGATGGCGTGGCCCAGCTCTTTGTAGTGCTCTGTCTGCATCACCTGTTCTTGGCGGATGCCCGACAGGCGCAAGGCGAAGCTGTGCAGTGTCCGGAACCACGGCAGTTGCGTGGGCTCAAGGTTGAAGCGTTTACAGGCGCGTTCAACCGCCTCGTTAGCCGCCTGCCGGGTGAAAGCAAAGTAGCCGATATGTGCAGGATCCACGCCAGAGCTAAGAGCCTCGTCCACTTTGTTAAGCAGCGCGGTGGTCTTGCCGGTGCCGGGCGGGCCGTAAATGCGGAAGATTTTATTCTTCTCCATCGAGGGCCTCCGGGTTGGCGAGGAAGCGATGGATGACTCCAACAACGCCGCCATAGCTCATGTCTACTTCGTAAGCGATCCATTTGATGCTACGTTGCTCTTTTCGCCATTTCATAATCTGCCGGTACTTTGCGTACCGGGCCTCGCGTTTGGATTGAACTACATCTCGAAGTAGGCTGGCTTTGCTACGTAGCCGCTTGGGCAGGACATGACCTTGTTCCGCGAGCCGCGTTTCGAGCAACGAGATGCTGCCCTTGCCAAGGTTGGGTATGTTGTCGAGCTTTTTATTTTCAGCGTATTCGATAAACTCCTCGAATGTCAGGTCGAACAGTAACTCGTTCTTGAGGCAGTTACGGACCCTGCGGGGCAGGACGAGGTGGCACATCTTGTGCGGCTTGTCCGGCAGTGCCTCAATCTCTTGTTCCCATCGTATGCGCTGAGACACGGAAACCACAATTTGGCGTATACGCTCGCGGGACAGGCCCACCTCATCGGCAATCGATTGATATGTGCGGAGCTGTACTACGCGCTGCTCGTGAATGTAATCGTTACGGTCTTTCATCAGAAAGGTGCTCCTTCACCACTGCCAAAGGATGGCGTGTTAATGTCTACGTCTGCGTTATCGAAAGCGGGTACTTCCCACACCCGCACTGGTCTCTCTTTAATTCTTAACAACCGGCTCTGCCCGCCTAAATCCCGTAGACGCTGTGCTATCTTGTGCGTCTTATATTCAAAAAACTTGTTGCGCTTGAGATACGCCTCAAAATCTTTCAAACGGAACAGGGTGGTGCCGGTCTCTTCATCTGTCCACGGGCGCTTGAGCAGTATCTCTTCCTTGTCGTTGGCCTTTTGCATATGGGCGCAAAACTCTTCTAAATAATCATAAAACTGGCCGTTTATGCTGGCGTCTTCAGCGACATCTATGATGGCGCTTTCATTGTCCCGCATCTCGTTCATTAGACCGCCGATGCGGCCCTCCCAAACCTGCTTGCTAACAGACCGGGGCATGAAATTAAGCTGCTCCATGCAGCATTTCTGAAACGCGGGTTGGCTCATCAGAGCCTCTGTATCCAGCTCAACGGGCTCGCCATTGACATCCAGAAACCAGACCGGCGGGTTTGAGTTGTACTTGCGAAGGTTCGCGATGGCCGCGCCTTGAATTGCTGCACCGATGCCGTGCTTGCGGGTCTGGCACAGGTCCTTGTTGCAGTGCGCGTTTATCGGAGAGTCGCTGCACCGGTAGGCGTAGTCTTTCTTCTCAAGCTGCTTGGCAACGATGTTGACCTCGCTAAGCGGCAGCGGCGGCTCCAGATACTGCAAGTTGTAGGTCAGGATCTCCGATTCCCAGCTATCTGGATATGCCTTACGCAGATAGACGCCGATGTTGAACAGCCCGTTGTTGCGGCCACCCTCGGATATCTTGTTCTTGAGCAGGAACTGAAGGCACGGCGGGCCGTCCTTCATGGGTAATACCTCTTCAGGATCGCCCACTTGTAGCGCCGTCAGTTGCTCGGGCGTCTGCTTGTAGTTCTCGTAAAGCTCAAAGAACTCCTCAAGGGTGGCAGAGGTGCCGTCGTCTTTGATGGCGTAGCGCAGCCCGTCCTCGGCGTCGTAGTACGGCAGGTTCAAAAAATTGCCGACATCGTCGCGGTCAAGGTTAAGCTTGATCTGTTTTGGAAATATTTCACTGCCGCCATAGCCTAGCGCAGCGGAGATTTGTTTTAACGTAGCCTGCATGTCCTTGGCATCCACCCATTCGGTAGTGAACAGGAAGCAATGCGCCCCGCCGGACTTTGACCGGCAGACGACAAGAGGCAGCTTCAGCTTGCGGATTTTCTCGACTAGAACCTTATGGTCGAGCGGGTACTGGTCAACGTCTACGCAGCCCCAGACAGACTTGTTGTCCTCGTTGATGGGGATGATGCCAATGCCCCGTCCTTTACCGGACAGGTGTCCTTCCCACAGGGCCGTGTCCCGCGGTTCGCGTATAATGGCAGCTTTGCCCGTGTTCTTACCGTTAGCCTGCTGTTTTTCGATTTTATATGTGCCATAGGCGATCTTTAGACCGTCAAAAATGGATGAAAACTTTTGTACAGACATGTTTGTCCCCGTGAAGGATGGGGCGGCAGGAGAAACGCAATAAACCCCTCCCGCCCCAACTGGTTAGAACGGTACGTCGTCGGGGTTAACATCCCCGCCCGCGGACTCGTCCTGATGCTTCACGACGACATCTCCAGCGGCAATGCTGGCGGCAAAGTCCTTACCACGCTGGTAGGTTGCCATGTCCTCGATTGGGCCGACGCGGCTCATTTCCCAACCGTGCCAGCTACCCTTGGAGTTTTCTTCAAGCTGCGTTTTCAACAGGTAAACGTGACTGAAACGCGGCGGGGTGAACGGGCCGTTCTTACCCTTCACGGTCAGAGAGGAGATCATGCTGTTCCATTTACGCGACTTCTTTAGCTGCGTAGACTTCATGGCAACCAGCGCGGTCTCAACCTGACCGTCCTCGTGCAGCACGAGCACATAGTGCTGGTGCGTCTCTTCGATGTAGTCCCCGGAACCGTCTTGGACATAGTCCTTATTGTCTTCGGTAGACCGCTCCGTCTTTGGCATAGCCTCACCCGGTGCGTAGACGGCCACAGGAGCGCCCGTTCCTTCGCCCAGAGGGGCCCAACGGATAAACCGACGCTGGTAGGCACACGGGACAACTCTAACGCCGTCCTTGCCCTTTAAAACGGCACCAGTGACGGTATTGTAAATGTCACCTTTACGAGCGTCTTCCAGTACATCCAGTTCCTTGCTCATGCCGCCCAGAATTTTCAGAAACGGCAGGGCAAGATCTTCAGCGCCCATGTTCTCCAGACCCATTCCGGCATCTGCCTCGAACATGGTCGGATCGAATTGCACTACTTCCGCAGATTTGGTCTCTGCAACCTCATTCTTTTTACCAGCCATGGCTTAGTCGCTCCTCTTAATTATGGCTTTTTGTCCAACGAATGCCCCAAACAATTCCATGGGAAACTCGTCGCCAGCTTCACAACGCTCCTTAACAAAGGCGCGTAGGGTGGATGAGTGAACAGTAGTGTTCTGCTCAGCCAGATAGCCGTTCTGTTCTGCAATAGTGCGGAACTGCTCGGCTTTTTGGTCCTCTCCCATGCCGAATTGACAGGAGACAACATTTTTGACGAGATCGCCGTAGCCGTTATCGCGCAGCCATGCGTAAGCCTGTGGACGGTTGTCCACGGTGCCCTTAGTGCCGTTGGTAATTTGTGCACCATATGTCTGCTTGATTGTGACTTCGGAACCGTCATCCAGCTTGATGCTAGATAGACCAATCTCGGCCAACATAGTTGGGAGCTCTTCATCCGTCATCTTGAGGAGCTGCTTCTTTGCAGCCTTAAGGTCGTCCTCAAGGCTTGCAATAAAGTCCTCTTGTTCACGGATTGCTTTAGCCAGACCGGCTACGGTACTCAAGTCGCTCTGATCGAGCTTCTCGATGGAGGAATTCAACTTCTTCTCGAAGTCCTCCTCCATTGCTTCAAAGATATCGCTCATCGTGATTCCTCTTTCGTGATTGAAGACACCTATCGGGTCTTGACAGACATGTATATATGCCTATATTTTCGCATAGTCAAGGAGGAAGTTGTGAAAAAGTACAAGTTCAAGACTGAACCGTTTGACCACCAGAGGCAGGCGCTCACAGATTCGTGGGCCGCGGAGTATTATGCGCTGTTCATGGAGATGGGAACAGGCAAGTCGAAGGTGGCTATCGATACCATCGGCATCTTGCATATGATGGAAAAAATCAATGCCGCATTTATAGTGGCACCGAAGGGCGTTTATGACAACTGGGTAAAGGGAGAAATTCCTACACATCTCCCAGACGATGTTGACCGGCAGATCATGCGCTGGACTCCTGCCAACACCAAGAAGTATCAGGACGAGATGTGGGATTTCCTGTTTGGCGAGTTTCGGGGGCTGCGGATATTCGTTATGAATGTCGAGGCGTTGTCTACATCTCGTGGCACCAAGGCGGCGGTTGCCTTTCTACAAAAGTTTCCAGACAACATTATGGTAGTAGACGAGAGCACGACCATCAAAAATCGCAAAGCAACGCGCACGAAGAATATCATCAAGTTATCGGACTTCGCTAAGTACAAGCGCATCCTGACCGGCTCGCCAATCACCAAAAGCCCGATGGACCTGTTTAGTCAGTGCGCCTTCCTGTCTGATGCTGCGCTCAGTTTCAAGAGCTACTTCGCTTTTCAGAACCGGTATGCTGTGGTGCAGAACCGCAAGATGGGCAACCGGGCGTTCCAAGAGATTGTGGGTTACCGTCGGCTGGATGAGCTCAACGAGCGGCTAGACCGGTTCAGCAACCGCGTCTTGAAAGAGGACTGCCTTGACCTGCCAGACAAGCTGTACACGCGGCGTGACGTACCGCTGACCGAAGAGCAGAAGCGCCTGTACGGTCAGATGAAGAAGCTGGCCTTGGCGAAGCTGGAGAACGGTGAGCTGGCTACGACTGCCAGCGTCCTGACGCAGATCATGCGCCTACAACAGATATGCTGCGGCTTCTTGCAACCGGACGAAGGCGAGGTGCAGCTCATTGAGAACAACCGACTAAATGAATTACTTGCAATTACAGAAGAGCTACAGGGAAAAGCAATCATTTGGGCGTCGTATACCCACGGCATTCAACAGATAGCTTCGGCCCTGCGCGACCGCTTTGGGCCCGAAGCGGTCGCAACCTATTATGGCGCAACGCCACAAGACGAGCGACAGGCCATCGTTGACCAGTTTGAAAATCCGTACAGCGAGCTGCGCTTCTTTGTGGGCCAGCCGTTGACCGGTGGCATGGGCATTACTTTAACCGAGGCCAAAACCGTTATCTATTACAACAACAGTTATGACCTAGCTACGCGCCTACAGTCTGAGGACCGGGCGCACCGCATTGGGCAGATGAACAAGGTTACATATATCGATCTGGTGTCGCCGGGCACGATTGACGAGAAGATCTTGAAAGCTCTACGCAACAAGATCAATCTCGCCGGGCAGGTGTTGGGCGAAGAGGCTAGGGAATGGTTGGTCTAAATTTCTTGGAAAGAACGCCCGGAAAGAAGTGCCTGTAAGGCCATGCGGCGAGGCGAGAAAGTGTTAGGAAGCGGGCTATTTTTTAAACGCTGCTCTTGCGCCCGTCGATCCAACATGTCCGACAGCGTCCCGCCAACTAACGGGTCCGCGAAACCCCCGTATTGTTCGGGCATGACTTCTCTGCGATCGGTTAAAAGAGTTTGGGACTTGTACGAGGGCCGTGGTTCAGGTGGCGGAGTGAAAACTCCAACGTCTGGTTGATTTTGGAAATACAAATCTCGTTTAGCCTGATTAAGCATCCGCTCTCTGTCCCGCTCATACTGTTCCCCATACATTCTGTCCATGCGAGCTTCAAACTCTGCATCAGTCTCTGCTCTATAATTTGGAGGAAGAGAAAATTTGGGTCTGGCTGCGGCTAAAGCGATTCCATTGTTTGGAATACCGGGCTCTAAACTAGTGGCTTGTTCCATTAAACCCTCAATCCCCCCCGTGCTGTAGTCT